TTCTGCAATGTCTTCTGGCTCCAAGCAAGAGTCAGGCTGTAGGCTATGGAGGAAGTTGGCTGCCTTGCTGGCAACGCTCGCTGCTCTCACGATCAGCCTCTTGTCACTTTTCAGTGCCTTGAGCCATGCAGCAAGATACTGCGCGTGATCAGGCCGGGGTTCTGCTGAAATCTGCAGGTCGGCACACAGGAACGTGGCTCCCAGCTCTGCGACCAGCTCCTCGGTCGCGTAGTCGTCATCACCGAAGGACGCTGCCTTCAGCCGATCCAGACGGCTTCGGTGGCCCGACCAGTGGATCAGCTCGTGCAGGATCGTGCCAGCGTAGGCTTCTTGCGCTGAGCTGGTGGCCGTGCCGATGAAGTCGGTGATGGCGGGCACGACGATCTTGTCGGACAGCGGGCTGTAGTAAGCCCGGTCAGAGCCCGGAACGATGTTGACGTTAGCACCAGTGTTGCGGGCGAAGGCCAGAGCAGCGGCTACCCGCTCGTCGGCCTCTGCGGGGCTCTCGGGAGCGCTCTCGACTAGGGGCTCTGCGCCTTCTACCTGCTCGGCGTTGAACACTGCCACCGTCCGAAGCAGTGGGATTGTCTTGTCTTCGCCGCTTTCCTTGTCCTTGATGTCGAGCGCCTTGAAGAAGACGATATGAGCGCCTGCCTTCTGGCCTGCCTTCACTTGACAGCCCTTTTCCTGCCAAGCTTTATATGTGCCCCAGCGATGATCACTGAAGCCCGCCGCCCAGAGCAGTAAGGGATTGCATCCTTGGTATGGTTTGCCAGTGCTGATCGATATCGGCCTCTTTGCTGTACCGCCGTTTCCTACCCAAGGCTTGACCCAGCTGGCTCCGTGCTCTTCCATCAATTCAATGATCTGATCTGTGATGCTCTGATATGCGTCGAATTTCATGTCCTGTGCCCCTTTGGTTTCTGTTGGATTGGTTTGCTGACGTGGCTAGATTCTTATTACTTGTCATGGATGACAATTAGTATTTTTATATCGTTCCATCGGGATCGATAGGTTTTGTTTATGGCATTGCGACTATATAGATGTGACTGGAATGGGGTCAGTCTATGTCTGGCACAGTGACTAGCACAGGGGTAGCACAAGGGGTAGCACAAGGGGTATCACAGTGGGCAGCACAATTGGTATCACAGGGGTATCACAGGGGGTAGCACAGGGGTACTTCACTCGCTCACTCTCTCGCCAGGTTGCACTGTAAATTCATACAGCCTGTGGATTTATACAGCCTGTGGATTTGTACAGTACTGTGGATTTGTACAGGGGGGAGGGGGGTAATCGCACGGTTAATTTTTATAGTACCCCCCCAGACTTGCAAAAGGTAAATTTCAAACAACGCTTAAATTCCAATGCAATCAATGATTTAAAAAATAAGTTAATTTGATGGAGATAATAGATTTTTTGTATTGATGGTAATCTGACAAAGTAATCTGAAAACTTGATTGTTAGTCTTATGGTTATTCATAGATAAAACTAATTGATAATCCATTTATCATTTAAATTATTCATTGAAGATACAGTTGACAGATTTTTGATGATTAGTAAAATGCATTTGGGGTTTAATAAATCAAAGGCGCAGACACTCGCTAGCTCGTGTCAGCAACAACAACAATAACTCTTCAGGCTTAGGTCAACCACTGCAACAACAAGTACAACTAGTGATACTCTGCGTGGCGCGGAGAACCAATTCCAGACAGTTTATAGCGAGACTATACCAGTGAAAGACCCCAGGTTAGATCGCGTAGGAGTGGAGGGCTTTAACAAGCCTAAAAGAACTCCTGACCATCCCACGAAATCCCACGTTGTTGTAGCCAAAGAAGGCGACAAGATCAAAACCATCAGGTTTGGTCAGCAAGGCGTCTCTGGCTCCCCCAAGAAAGAAGGCGAGTCAAAGTCTTATAGAGCAAGACGAGAGTCTTTTAAGGCAAGACACGCTCAGAACATAGCCAAGGGTAAGATGTCTGCTGCGTACTGGGCAGACAAAGTTAAGTGGTAACTCTTGACCTCAGTTTCCTGATACTTATCCAAAGAGGCTTTTATGAAGGGTCTTTACGCAAACATTAATGCCAAGAGAAAGCGCATCAAGGAAGGCTCTGGGGAGACCATGCGTAAGCCTGGAACCAAGGGCGCTCCAACAGCCAAAGACTTTAAAGCCTCTGCCAAGACAGCCAAGAAAGGAAAGCGATAATGGCCTCGGGTGTTAAGCACTATTTTAAAGATGGCACTGAGTACAAGGGCGCTACCCACAAGGATTCTAAGGGTAGGCTTATGTCTGGTAAGACCCACACTGCCAGCAGCCAGTATCTATTTCACAAAGCTGACCTTCCCAAGAAAAAATAAATTGTAATATCGTAAAGGAGATAGGATATGATGAAGAATACGAAGGCCAAGCCAACCAAATCAAAGGGCAAGAAGAAGAAGTCTAATGGAAGCTCAAAAGGAAATACTTACTCAGGATATTAGCGAAGTTAGTTGCGAAGACGGCAACGAAAACAAGCTAGAGATAAAGCGAGGAAGGGGCAGGCCGAGGAAAAAAGATCGGCTTATGACCCGAGAGCAATGGGAAGAGCAGAAGAAACAAGTTTCTGGTCGCCCAAAGGGTATGCGTACTGCCATTAAGAAGCTGGAAGAGCGGCTTCTACTTGCCAACAAGATAGACCTTGTAATCGATGCTATAGTAAGAGCGGCCTGCGATGATGAGAACAAGAACCAAGCTGCGGCTTGGAAGCTCATTATGGACAGGATGGCTCCCATGAGTCATTACGATAAGAACAAACTTGGCGACAGGCCAATGATTAATATCAATGTGACTACGGCAGGCGATACTACAATAAAGCAGGTCGGCGAAGTATACGAGCAAGACCCTGAATAACCTCTACCATGAGCATTCCTGATGGACTTGGATATATCGTTATTGCGTTGGCAACAAGATGTTTGGAATGATCCCACAAGATTCAAGGTTGTTGCGGCAGGTAGACGTACAGGCAAGTCCAGGCTAGCTGCCTATCTTTTATTGGTAAACGCCCTTCAGACAGACCGTGGGAACATATTCTATGTTGCCCCCACGCAAGGTCAGGCAAGGGATATTATGTGGAACACTCTTCTTGATTTAGGCCACGGCCTTATTGAGAGTTCCCATGTCAATAATCTACAGATCAAGCTGATTAATGGGATTATGATCTCCCTAAAGGGCGCGGATAGACCGGAAACCATGCGAGGCGTAAGCCTCAAATACTTGGTTCTGGATGAATATGCCGACATGAAGCCTGATGTATGGGAGTCAATCTTGCGTCCAGCCTTGGCTGACCTCAAGGGAAGTGCTTTGTTTATTGGCACTCCAATGGGCAGAAATCATTTCTATGAACTTTACAAGTCAGCAGAGCTAGGTCTTGATCCTGACTATAAATCATGGCATTACACTAGCTATGACAACCCAATACTAGACAAAGAAGAGGTTGATAAAGCCAAGAGGTCTATGAGTTCCTATGCTTTTAGGCAGGAATTCTTGGCATCTTTTGAGGCCAAAGGCTCTGAAATGTTTAAAGAGAGCTGGATTCGGTTTTCAGAAGAAGAGCCTGTTGGGGAATACCATGTTGCTATTGACTTGGCTGGCTTTGAAGAGGTTGGAAAGAAGCTAAAGTCCAAGAAACTTGATAATACGGCTATAGCTGTGGTAAAAGTCGGCCCTGACGGCTGGTGGGTTAAAGATATAATAGTTGGCAGGTGGACTCTTGATGAGACTGCCAACAAGATTTTCCAGATTGTGCGTGATTATGAGCCTGTTTCAGTGGGAATAGAGAGGGGAATTGCCAAACAGGCAGTAATGTCTCCTCTTACAGACTTAATGAAAAAGAGTGGCAGGTTCTTTAGAGTAGAAGAACTAACTCACGGCAATAAAAAGAAAACAGATCGAGTTATGTGGGCATTGCAAGGCCGTTTTGAGAATGGCCTTATCTCCTTGAATAAGGGAGAGTGGAATATGCAGTTCATGGATGAGCTTTTCCAGTTCCCAGATGTCTTGACCCACGATGATATGATTGACGCGCTGGCATATATTGACCAGTTGGCTAAAGTATCTTATTCCTCTGAGTATGAGGAAGATGATTTTGTTGCACTAGACTCTGTTTCTGGATATTAAATATGCTTGATTCTAATGAAGAAACAATATCCCAGACCCAAACAATCGATGGTTGGGTTATGGACAAGTGCAGAACATGGCGCAATCACTTCGAGAACAACTACGAAGATCGATTTGATGAGTACAACCGTCTTTGGCGTGGAATCCATGCTGAAGAAGATAAAACCCGTGAATCTGAACGATCCAAGATTATTTCCCCAGCCCTTCAGCAGGCAGTCGAGTCATCTGTAGCGGAAATAGAAGAGGCAACATTTGGTAGAGGGCGTTTCTTTGACATAAGAGATGACCTTCAAGACACAGATTCCTCTGATATTGAGTATCTAAGAGACCAGTTATATAGAGACCTCCAAAGAAACAAGGTTCGCAAGGCTGTAGCTGAGTGCTTGATTAATGCGGCAGTCTACGGCACTGGTATTGCAGAGATAGTGATCGAGCAAGAAAAGGAAATGAAGCCTGCAAGGCAGGATATGATGGGCGGGCAGCTTCAAGCCGTTGGTGTCACTATCGCAGACAGGACTGTTTGCAAACTCAGGCCAATCCTTCCTCAGAATTTTCTTGTTGACCCTATTTGTACCTCTATTGATGACTCTATTGGGGTTATTATTGACGAGTTTTGTTCACCCCACGAGATTGAATTACTTCAAGAGTCAGGCGTATATCGAGATGTTCCTTTCAATATCGCATACCCAGACATGAGTTTGGATGTTGACCATGAGCTGATAGACCAGCCTGACGACAAAGTGCGAAGAACCAAATACTTTGGCTTGGTTCCAAGAGAATTGCTTGAGAACTACCAAGACTACGAAGCTGATGATGACGATGACTCATACTATGTTGAGGCAATCATCGTTATTATTAATGGCGAGATAGTTGTTAAGGCAGAAAAAAACCCTTACATGATGAATGATAGACCTGTTATTGCCTTCCCTTGGGATATAGTCCCCGGAAGGTTCTGGGGTCGAGGTGTATGCGAAAAGGGTTATAACTCTCAAAAAGCTCTAGATGCAGAGCTTAGAGCGCGTATAGACGCTCTTGCTCTTACGATTCATCCCATGATTGCAATGGACGCATCTAGAATGCCTAGAGGAGCACGGCCAGAGGTGCGCCCAGGCAAGATTATTATGACCAATGGCAACCCAGGGGAGATTCTTCAGCCGTTTAATTTTGGTCAAGTTTCTCAGATTACATTTGCCCAAGCTGGCGAGCTTCAGAGAATGGTTCAGACAGCCACTGGCGCTATTGATTCTGCTGGTATTCCAGGCTCTATTAATGGTGAATCTACTGCTGCTGGCATTTCCATGTCTCTTGGCGCAATTATCAAGCGGCATAAGCGCACACTCATCAACTTCCAAGATTCATTTTTGATCCCAATGATCGAGAAAATCTCATGGCGTTATATGCAGTTTGAGCCAGAGATTTACCCAGTGGCAGATTACAAGTTCAACATTACTTCATCTCTCGGTATCATTGCCAGAGAGTACGAGGTTACTCAGCTTGTTCAACTGCTTCAGACTATGCCTCAGACATCTCCTGCTTATATGTCTCTGATTGAAGCAGCCATTGATAGCATGAACCTCTCTAATAGGGAGGAGTTGATTAAGATGCTTAAAGAGGCTGGTCAGGTTAGCCCAGAACAGCAGCAGGCGCAGCAGGCTCAACAAGAAGCCGCAATGAAACTTCAGATGGACTTCCAGCAGTCTCAGACAAACGCCCTTAACGGCCAAGCTAAAGAGTCAGAGGCTCGCGCTATCAAGATGATGGCTGAAGTAAAGGCAATCCCAGTAGAGCTTGAGACAGCCCAAATCAAAGCTATTACAAGCAACTTGGCTGTTGGGTCTGAAGATGACAAGGAATTTGAAAGACGCTTGAAGGTTGCAGACAGGGTAATGAATGAGAAGAAGATAAATCTTGCTATAGCCAAGGAGTTAATGTGATAACACCACAGGATTTAAGGGAAGTAGTAGCACAGATAAATGGCATAATGAAGAACTTAGAAGAGCGCATTTCCAAACTAGAAAAAGCACAAGAAGAAAAGCGCGAAATTCTCAAAAGGAATTCTAAGTGATCACGGATCAAGAATATTTTGACGCTATGGATGAGATGTTTGCATCCGATGGCTGGAAGTTTTTAATAGGCGAGCTTAAAGAGAATGCTCGAAACATAAATTCTGTTGAGGCAACAAAGGATGTGGATGACCTGTTCTTTCGCAAAGGGCAGTTAAACACCCTGTCTTTTATCCTCAATCTTGAATCTACCATAGACCATAGCAGAAAAGAGATAAACAATGAGAGTCTTTGATTATCAATGTAAAAATGCTCATGTATTTGAGTGCTTTGTCAGAGATGATTCAGAGCATTATTGCCCTCACTGCAATGAGATTGGTAGCCGTATGATCTCTGCCCCACGAGTGTATTTAGACCCGACATCTGGTCACTTCCCAGGTGCTACGATGAAGTGGTTGAACTCAAGAGACAAGCAGATCGCAAAAGAACTTAAGGCAAACCAAGATTAGTCCGTTGTCACTGCTGCGAAACAGTGACGCGGGTAGCTAGATTGGTCTTATGAGGCTTAATGATGGCAGAACTAATTGATAGCGTAGAACAAAATGAAGATGATTTTTCCGTCCTTGAAGAATCTACCGACCAAGAGGCTCAGGTAGAGGAAGAAAGACAACCGGAAGTACCTGAAAAGTACCGCAACAAGTCTATTCAAGACCTAGTAAAGATGCACCAAGAGGCTGAGTCGCGCCTTGGTCAGCAAGGGTCGGAGGTAGGCGAACTGCGTAAGGTCGTAGACCAATTCATTCTCTCGCGATCAAACGAAAAAAAGGCTGAACCCGCAGAGGAAGTTGACTTTTTTTCTGACCCTGATAAGGCCGTAGACAAGCGTATTTCTTCTCACCCTGCAATCAAGCAGGTTCAAGAGTTAAATGCTAGAATACGGAGTGAACAGGCAAAGAGTGTGTTGATGTCAAAGCATCCCGATGCAGCCGACATTGCTGGTGATCCTGCATTTGTAGAATGGGTTCAGGCAAGTAAATGGCGAAAAGAGTTGTATTCACGAGCAGATAGTCAATTTGACGCAGATGCAGCAGATGAGTTGTTCTCCCAGTGGAAATCAACTAAGAGCGCATCAGCAAGTTTGCTAGACGCAGAGAAGGCATCTCGAAAGGAAACTTTGAAGAAGGCATCAACTGGATCGTCAAAGGGAAGTTCTGAGCCGAAAGGCAAAGTCTTTTACCGTAGGCGGGACATTATTGAACTCATGCAAACCAATCCAGAACGATACCATGCTATGGAGCCTGAAATAAGGCAGGCTTATGCAGAGGGTAGAGTTCGCTAAATAGAGGTTATATATCATGGCTGGCGAAACTTCAGGCGCGTTCTTCACGGCGAACGCAGTAGTAGATAAAACAGCGGCAGATAAGTTTATTCCAGAGATTTGGTCTGACGAGGTGATTGCCGCCTATCAGAAGTCTCTTAAGATGGCTCCGCTTGTCAAGAAGATGAACTTCAAAGGCAAGAAGGGTGATGTTATCCATCTGCCCAAGCCGGTTCGTGGCTCTGCATTTGCCAAGGCAGAAGCAACAGCGGTAACGATTCAAGCAAACCTTGAGTCTGAAACCACTCTGACAATCAACCGTCACTTTGAATATTCTCGTTTGATTGAGGATATTGTTAACGTCCAGGCTCTGGCATCTCTGCGTCAGTTCTACACAGAAGATGCTGGTTATGCGCTTGCTCGTCAGATTGACAACGATTTGTTCCGAGCAGGTACTGCATTCGGTAATGGTACACTTGACCTGACTGTCCCCGTATCAGGAACTTGTACTGGTACTGCTTGGGTTAACAGCAACTCTTACTACATCGACTCTTCTACCGGATTGACTGCGTATGCA